CAATCGTCTCCTGCATCTGAAATGCCGCCGACAGATTGACCTGCGCCGTATCTTCGCGCAGCAGCGGAATATAGGCGATAGGCGTAAACTTGCCCGCCGGGATAGAGGTCATAACCCGAAGGTCATGAACCCGGCGGGTATTGGGAATATCGTTGGCAAGGACAGAGGTCCTTGTCATTTCCTTCACTGCGTTCATCTCATTTCTTCCTCTTAAAATACGGCAGCACCACGCGCCGTACAAGTTTCAAGGCTTTTTTGGCAGGACGGCAGAATTTACATCTCACCACTGCCACGCCGGGAAGGGATCGTTGAACTGATCCACTTTCCCGCCCGGCTTGCCGGTTGTGCCCGCTGCGGACCCATCCAGCCACTTGTCGACATAGTCGACAGCGTCGACAGCCAGTGACCCGGCTTTGTCGAACCCACGGGTAAACATTGCCGCCCGCTCATCCGAACTCATGCCGGTGGCGGTCTTCAATGTATTAGCCCACAGCTTGCCGACGCCATAGACCCACGAAATGGGCTCACCATATTCGGTTTCGATGGCTTCCGTGTCGGCAAACTTCGTATCCGTATCGAGCAGCCACGGCATCGACTTCGTCTGACTTGCCTGCTTCTGCTCATACCCATAGGGATTTGCGACCGTTTTAGCGCCGCCCGCAAACCCTCCTGACGAGAATGCCCCACCGCGCACCACCGCACCCGAAAACGGTGTGCCCTGGACTGGCGCGGGGGGGAAGTACGTCGCCGCAGCTGCGGCTGTCTTCTGATCGTCGCGGTAAATGTCGAATGCCGACATTGCTGCACCCGCGAACACCGACCCCACTGACGGCGCGGTCGGGACAGCCGCCATAGCGTTTTGTCCCGTTGTACTTGTCGTCGTAAACGCCGACATGCCGCCAGCCTGCAGGATTGTCATCGGGTTATACCCTGCTTCAATCGCTGCTTGGTTCATGCCCTTTAGATCGAGCTTATGGCTTGTCACGACCGGGACTTTAGCGGCTTCCGCCGCAGCCCGGTCGCGTTTCTTCGCATCTGCTCGGCCCATGAGGCCGGATGCTAAAGACAGCCCAGCACCGATCAACGCATTAAGAAAGTGACAATCCGCGACTACATGCGCGGCCTTGTCTAGACTTTCCAATTTGTCGAACAGTTCCATGATCACTTCCTTGAGTTGTTCCACATGACCACGGCCACGTCGAAACCGACGCCGCCGATGATTGCCATCGCTCCAAGGAGCGCGTCAATCTGTTCACCGGAGGCACCATAACCGCCCGCGACTAACGCGAAGGCGGTTCCCAATCGTTTAGCGATCGGAGCAAGCGTCTGCTTGGCAAGGTGTCCCACTGCTACCGGTATTTTCATTTAATCACCCCCTTTCATTCCCCCTAATAGGGTGATTTGCGTGGATGTGTCAATGCTTCGCTCCACACCACGGCACCCACCGCTTTGCGGTCCCCCCACCGGGCTTGCGGCTTTGCAGCCCATCCGGCCTTTGTTTGCAGGTTTTTTGGTCGCGCACCGAGAGCGACGGTTTCACCGGCTCCCTTTTTGTTACCTGCTTTGTTACGGCCTTTTTTTCGGACTGCTTCCGGTCGAAGACCGGAGCCGCATGTTGCGCCGGAACCGGCGCCGAGGACAACCGCGCCGTGGGCGCTGGCAGCTTCGACCCGGTTCTAACCGGCGCTGCCTTGAGTTGTCTATCCGCCCACACGCTACGCTTGGGCGGTAACGCCGCCTTCTTAGATCCAGTGCCCGTTGGCATCTGCCCCATACGGCCACTCATCCTCTTCGAGGTAGAGATAGCCGGCTGGCGGCTTGAACGTCGCTTGCTCATTCGTTTCGCTCCATTTCATTTGTTCCGACCACCATTCCGGGTCATACAGGCCGCGCAGCGTCCTACCGAAATAGTGCTCCCGATACATACGGTCAAAGCGCTTCCGCGCCAAGACCTGATCGTCATCGGGGGGCGGCTCCACGAATTCCCGGAATCCGGGTATGTAATTCGCCCGCTTGTCCAACACCTCTTCGATGTATTGGGAGGCGGGATGGACGCGCCCCGGCTGATATTTCGCCCATGCGTCTAACCATGCGTCCACGTAAAACTCTGACGCAGCACGGCGCAGATAAAACTGCACCATCTTTCCGTTGCGTAACCGCACCTCAGGAAAGGTATAGAAGGGCGATTGCGGAGCCATGCCGGACTTCGCCTGCAACTCCGCTATACGCTTGAAGTACAAACCACCAAGGACGGGGCGCTTGCTCATAGCAAGCTTTCCCTGCCGACCTTCGTCGCCCTGATCCTTGTTGATGTACTTACAGACGTATTGGATTGCGTGGACATGCGGCGCTTCAACGAAGGTAAAACCATGTGGCCACCAATCATAGTTAACTCGCTTATCCAGCACGATTTCAGGGGGAGCTTTCTCTTGCCAGAAGAACATGGCGTGCCAGTGGGCACGGCCCTTGCGGGAGCCGTACTCGCCAGCGACTAGATACCGCAATGGGTATCCGTCACGGCGCAGTTTCTTGAACATGTTCTGAATATGCGAGTATGTGAGAATCGCCGCTGCTTCGTGGTTCTCACGTCCGTCCTTCGGACCATACGTGAATGTCACGGAGTGCGTTACCGCAGCGTTTCTCACTTCGGCCATGCAACGACCAACCCAATCTTTAACTCGGTTTTCGTTGCATAGCCTGCACTTACGACACGCGACCTGTATGCCGGTTTCCGGGAGTGTTGATGGCGTGAGACACATGTTCAGCCCTCAACCCGTACAAATTTGTGAACAGATATTTCCATCTGCCGGGCGCTTTCAGCCACCTTCACCCACTCGCGAGTAGCCCACTGGACAGTGTATATTTTGCCGTTTTTCGTGCTCTTAATCTTGTCAGCCATTTGAAACATCTCGAACCCTCTGATTATGTCGCGGTCAGTAAGTGCATAGTGGTACAAGGGTGTATTTGTCAAGCAAAAGGCCCCAAATTTTTGCCGTGGGCATTTGGGGCCTTTTGCTTAGGATGCGGGAGTAAGCGTATCCCGCGCGGAAACGCCTCCGGTTTAGCACCGTTGGCGTTTCCTGATGCGTCTCAGGGGTGCGCAGGGGGGCGTTACCCCCTGCTTTGATCAGGCTAAAGCCTGATGGTTCACGTGTCCTTTTTCAAGGAAGTGACGTTGCCCTTGCCGTCAGCAGCTCCGGTCACTACTGCGACCGGCATCTTGCCGGACAACAATTGCCGCAACTCCGCGAGCGCTTGCCCGGCGTCTCCGATGCAGCGGTACGCTTCGCCGTACTCTTCACACGTGAGAGCCAACTTGATGTTGCCGATAGCGTTCGCTGCCAGCAGCTTTTCACGTGGCTTAAGTTTCAGGCTCATAGGGAAATCCTTCCTTCATTTGCTTCCACTCGCGGAATTGCCAGTGGGCCGGGTCGTAGAACTTCCAGTCCCCTCCCCATTCCATGTCAAGGCCCAACGCTTTCGCTGCCTCCTTTCCTACATGCCCAAAAATTGCCCATTGGTCAATAGACATCTCCCAATGATATTGCGCATGGACTACATCCAGAGCAAGGCCATAATTATGCGGGCTGCTGCCCGCTTTCGCTTTCGACACGCCCCTCTCAAAGAGGGCGTTCTGCTGGAGCGCGTCACGCACCATATTGTGCGTGTAAACGGGGACGCCTAAACGCTCCATGTCTGCGATAAAGCGCTTTTCGAACCGCAGTAGGGAGGGGCGTGCGCCCCTCCTTTCTGCTAGAAAATGCCGCGCCTGAATGCGCGCGCTTCCGATAAGCGGCACATCACGTATCGCGGCCAAAGCCGCTTTAGCGTCACCCTTCGGTGACGGCGGGGCTTTGCTCGGCCTCAGCATGTCCTCTGCCTCCATCGCTTCCAGCTGGGGCTGCGGCCGGTGCTGCTGCCGGTTCCGCAGCACGTTCTTGATTTGCTCTCGCACGCTCCGCATTCAGCGCCTCCTTTGCCTGCTTTGCTTCTGCCACAGCCTGATCGACGCGACGCGCATTCTCGCGAACGAGCGCCAACATGGCCTCATACTTCGGATCGAACGGCTGCCGCTCGTGATACTTCGTAAACGCATCCTTCACGGTCGGCTGTATGTGGATCACGTCGCCGTCGCGCGTATAGATGTACAGTGTACCACCGTCGACCGGCTCCATGACAATGGAGGTCTTCCCTCGGGCGATAAAACGCACCTTGTCGCGCCCGCAGACACGGGCCAAGAAATTGACGGAACCGTCATCGTGATAAACCACATACGCCGCCACAGCGGCTGCGCTGTTCACCTCCAACGTCACCGCGCGCACCCGGCTGCCGGGAAGGTCGTATTGATCGCCCTTGCCGATTGCTTTCCAATCGTTGAAATCGCCTACTACCTGCATAACTGTCTCCTTGTTTCGGTTATGACCCGTCCAGAGCGAAGCCTTGGACGGGCTTCAGATTACTTCACGATGCGGGTCTGATCGACTTCGTCGAGAACCGCCTGATAGCTGTCTTCGACCTTTTCGATCAGCTGCGGCCCGAACTGCGTCAGGCCACCGATCATTGCCGAACCCTTGACCATGACGTCAAAAGGATCGATCAACGACGTCCAGAAGGGTTTCAGGTGAATGTCATTCACCAGATAGAAATCCTCCGTCAGTTCGGGATTTTGCTGCTCGACCGCCCAGAAAAACAGCCGGTCCTCGGAGAACGGTTCATCGACTTCCTGCCGAATGAACCTGCCGCCGATTTTCGGCCCGACGACTTGCCACATATAATTGTTGGGTGCGTACCCCAACAAATCGTTGCCTTCGTCGTGGTCGATATCGACATACTTCTTCGGCACTTCCATGACCTTTTGCGGGTCCAAGAAGTCGCGCTGCGCGTCCGGCAATGACGCGACCGTCGTAGTATGCACGAACGGATCGCGCATGCGCTCGAACAGCTGCTCTGGCGCGATCTGCGCGAACACCATGATAATGCCGCCGGGATTGCACTTCGGCACATTGAACGACATCTGGACGCCAGCAGCGCCGTTCACGACGCTCTCCGTCAGGCTTGCGCCGTCGGAAGCGTATCGCTTCGCCATGCCGAAATTGACCTGCTGGTGCGCCAGCCGAATCGGCTGCTGCCACATAAGGTCTTGTATCTGCACGCCCTGCATAAGCAGGTCTTTCATCCACTCTTCCGGCAGCATTTCATAGCGCTTCCGCAACGCCGCCCATTGCTGCGTTTGCGTCGCCAGCTGCAAATCCGCGAGCGACATCGTAAGCGAACCGTCCGTCAGTTCGGCAACCAAGTTGGTGAAGTCCTCCACCAACGTATCCGACGACGGAGGCGTGCCGTTGGCGCTCAAGACGTTTGACGACGTCAACCGCATGTTGCGTTCCACCATCGACCCGGTCAGCTTAAACTTCAGGTTCGTATCACCGGGTTTACGCTTGACCGGCAGCAGCCCATCAATCGTCGACAGCGGAATGGCCCCCTCCATCGTCGCCTCATCAAAGTCCGGCTTGATGAAGTTGAACATATTCTGGGGCCAGAACGCCGGAGGCAACGTCTTCGCAAGCCGAGCGCGTTCCGTGATGTTGGGCGAAAGGTTCTTGGCAATGTGGTTCCACACCAGATTGACGGCCTCGATGGGAAACAGATTCACCGTATCCGTCGCCTTAGCATGAATGCCCAGCCGATGAAAAATCTGGTTGTCCGTCGCCCCGTCCCCAATCACACCGGCTGCGCCGGTTTCGATGTACGGTATCACGCCGTCGCCGGGCTTTCGCTCGACGCCCATATAGGCGCGGTTCACATCATCATACGAAATGAACCGCTCCGCCGCTGAATACGGGACGAGCCATGCCTGCACATCGCAGATCACGGCATTCATCAGAACCTCAATCGTCTCCTGCATCTGAAATGCCGCCGACAGATTGACCTGCGCCGTATCTTCGCGCAGCAGCGGAATATAGGCGATAGGCGTAAACTTGCCCGCCGGGATAGAGGTCATAACCCGAAG